TATAGCTGTCTTTTGTTATACAAAAAATTAGCTTAGTACAGAGCGTAATCATGTACACGGAGGAGAAGCAACCTCGTATAAAAGCGTACCGAGAAAGGAAAGCATCATGAAAAGAGAAGTTATTGAAAATCTCCTTAAAGGACTAGGAGTAGCAGAGGATAAGGTCAAGGAGGCTGTTGATACTATCATGACCGAAAATGGTAATGATATCGAAAGATATAAAACCTCAGAGACTAACCTTAAATCGCTGCTAAAAACCGCGAACGAAACACTTGAGAAGTTTAAGGATGTCGACATCGATGGGCTTAAAGGCGAAGTACAAAAGTACAAGGATGCAGCTGCCGAGGCAGAGTCAAATAGCAAAGCCGAAATCGAAAGGCTGCAATTCGGATATGCCCTTGACGGAGCGCTGAGAACTGCAGGTGCGAAAAACAGCAAAGCAGTAAGAGCGCTACTTGATGAGGCAGGGCTTAAGCTTAATGGCGACAGCATTGTCGGTCTTGATGAGCAGCTAAAAACCATCAGAGAGAATAACGATTATCTCTTTAATGATGACACACAGCCAGTTATCGTTAGATCCACTCCAGGAGCAACTGGCGGAACAGGGTCTGATGATAAGAACAAAGAAGTTAACACAGCAATAAGAAATCTTTTAGGAAAGGAATAATATTATGGCAAACGTAAACGTAGTAACAAGAGAAAAAGTTGAAGCTCTAATTAGGGAGCAGGTGACTCCAGCAATTTTTCAGGATACACCAAAGGAATCAGTTGTTTTGAGTCTTGGTAAGAAACTGCCAAACATGAGCTCAAAGACAACAAGAATCAGAGTTACCGACATTCTACCAATGGCTTACTGGGTAGATGGCGACACAGGAATGAAGCAGACTAGTGATATGGCATGGGATAATGTGTATCTCACAGCAGGGGAACTCGCAGTTATCGTTCCAATTCCTGAGGCAGTGCTAGATGATGCAGAATTTGATATCATAGGCGAGATTAAGCCTAGGGTAATTGAGGCAATCGGACAGAAGGTTGATAGTGCAATCCTGTTCGGAGTTAACAGACCAAGAGAGTGGCAGAACGACGTTATAACAATGGCGAGACAGTCAGGTAACAATGTAGCTCCTGGTTCAAAAGACATGTTCACTCTAATCATGGACGAGGGTGGCGTGCTAAATAAGATCGAGGAGGACGGATATGTTCACTCTGGAGCTATCGCATCAACAGGCATGAAAGCTAAGCTCAGAGGTCTTAAGGGTACAGACGGACACCCAATCTTCATGTCAACATTGCAGGGGGCAACATCATACGGCCTTGACGGAGCACCTTTGTACTTCCCTGACAATGGAAGCTTTGACAAGAAGATTGCACAGCTAATCGTTGGTGATTTCAGCAAGCTTGTGTACTCAATCCGTCAGGATGTAACATTCAAGCTGCTAACAGAAGGCGTAATCCAGGACCCACAGACAAAGGAGATTGTATATAACCTCGCACAGCAGGATATGATTGCCCTAAGAGTTGTATTTAGAATGGGTTGGGCAATGCCAAATCCAGCTACAAGAATGAACGAGGACAGAACAGGTTGTCCATTTGCTTATCTTGAGCCAGCTACACCTGTGACAACTCAGAAAGTTACATTCACTGTAAAGAACAAGACTGTCGCAATCGAAGGTGCAACTGTTGAGGTTAACGGTTCAAGGCTAAAAACTAATGCTGCCGGTGTTGCAGAGTTTAATCTCAGAGCTGGAACATATCCAGTAAAGATTAAGGCATCTGGATATGCACCTCAGACAGACACAGTGACTGTTGAGTCTGCAGAAGTAGCAAAAGCAGTGGTTCTTGTAGCTACTAAGTAGGTAGAGCTATGTATCTGACATATGAGGAGTATAAGGCTTATGGGGGAGAAATCCCCCAGGTAGCTTTTATTAAGTATGAAAGACAAGCTAGGAATACCATCAACTATTATACCTTCGGACGTATCAAAGAGCCTGTGTCCGAAACAGTTAAAGAGTGCATGTCCGAGCTCATGGACTTTGAGTATGAGGTGGATAAGGCACGCGACGAAGGCAGTAAAGCTATAAAGTCGGAAACTGTCGGAGATCATACTGTTAGTTATGCAGATGGCCTTGACTCATTAGGAATCCAAACTGGTGTAAACACAGGAACAAGCCAGGCTTCGCTAGAGCATAGCATTGTAGCTAAATATCTGATGAATACAGGTTTAATGTATAGAGGGGTGGAATAATGCTAACAAATGCGGATATTACACTTTTTAATCGCTATTATGATGTGGATAGCGATGAGTACAAATACGCAAGGACATTTCTCAGAGGGGTTAACTGGCAAGACTCCCAAGCTATAAACATCTCGCAATCAGCGGGAGTTAAAAGCACGAATCATACACGAGTTTTTATCCCGTTAAAAGTTGACTCGGAAGAGAAAACATACCTCAAGCCTAAGACATTTAAACGTAGCAACAAGGTCACAAATTACACTTTAGACAATGCAGATATTGTTGTTAAGGGAATTGTCGACTTTGATATGAACGACGCTAATAGCGGTGGTTTTAAGGCTCTTTTGCGTGACTTTGATGATGTGATGAAGATTACGAAAGTAGTTGACAATAGGTATGGTAGCAAGTTAGTACAGCACTTTGAATTGGAGGTTGAATAATGGCTAAAGAGTGGAAGGCAGGAGATTATATCCCTGTACAGTATATTAACGCCCTCGAAAAAGAGGTCGAAGAGCTGCGTAAGTTTGCTCCAGAGGATGGGGACGAAGATGTCGATAAGAGTGAAGGTTGACATTGACGCAATAAAGATAGCTAGAAAAAAAGGACTAGATCAAAACGGTGCAGCACAAAGATTTTTTACACATGAGGTTAGACGTTTGTCAGACCCTTATGTACCAAAAAAAGAGGGTGTTCTTAAGGGAACCGCAGTAGAAGGTGTCGATGAAATCGTATACCCTCAGATATATGCTAAAAAGCAGTACTATGAAAATAGAGGCAGAGGCATGAGGGGGAAGCGATGGGACCGGAGAATGGTTGCACAACGAGGACCTGCCCTTTTAGCTAGTGTAGTTAAGTTTATAGCAAGGAGGGGATAATGGCTGATGTAATAATCATGGACGCAATAAGAAATCTTATAAGGACTTGTCCGCACATTGACAAGTTTGCGGAGGGAATAGGAATAGATTATCTTGCAGAAGACCCTACTTGTTATGCAGTTGAGTCATCGCCCGCAGACCTTATTTTGAAGAGATATATCAATGGAGACAGCGAACGTCAACAAGTCTTCGTTTTTTCGAGCAGAGAGGCATACGGAGCTGATGTAAGACAAAACATTGAAAACCTTGGGTTCTTTCAGCTTTTTGCGAGTTGGCTTGCGTCCATAAGCAAAAATAAGAACTTTATAGATCTGGGCTCAAATAGATGCCCAGTGAAAATTGAAGCCCTAACAACAGGCTACGTCTTTGATGTAGACGAATCCAGGGCAAAGTATCAAATCGATTGTAGGCTTGTGTACCTACAGGAAGGAGAATAGATATGGCATTAACAGAAGTTAGAAAAAGAGTTGCACAGGCAAGTTATCTAGACTGTGCAAAGACTGGTGAAACAGCAGCTATGGAGCTACTTGGCACAGGGTTCAGAGAACTTAATGAAGAACCAAGTGCTCAGGTGAGAAGCAAGCGATATATTAACCAGAAATCCACATCAAAGGGTATTTCAGGTTACGAGTGGCAGTCTCCGTTTTCCGCTGATCAGATTCGCAGTGAAAAAGCTATTGCGTTCATCTGCGAAATCGGTGAAAGACAGAGAACTGGAGCTGATGTTGAAAGAGACTACATCATAGTCGACCTCGATCAGAAAGCAGGAGGCGGTGCAACCACGTTCAGTGCTAGAAAAATAAAGGTAGCAATAGAGGTTTCAAAGTTTGGCAACGAGGATGGCGAGATGACTTGCGAAGGAAACTTCTTGGGCGTTAGTGATGTTGTTGTGGGTACATTCGACACATCAAACAAAAAGTTCACTGAGACAGTGATAGCTGGTTAATAAAGGAGCAACACAATGGTTAATACAAAAATAACATTCGCAAATGGGCAGGAGCTCGTAGCAGATTTTTATGATTTAGATTTTCGCACATCATATAAGTCCAACATGGCAACTTTTGTTGAGGAAATCAACGGAATTGACCTTTCACAGGATGACGACATTGTCCTCAGCAATCAGATGGACGCACTCAAACGTTGTATTGATAGTATTTGGGGACCAGGCGAAGGAGATAGAGTCTTTGGTGGAAAGCGCAATGTCATGATGATGTTTGAAGTTATGAATAAGCTGCGTGAGCTTAATGAGGCTGTTAACAAGGACCTTGTTGAAACTAGCAAGGCGGCACAGCTTGAGCTAGCGAAATGATAGGTAGCATATTAACCAATAAACCGAGCAAATCAGTAACTATAAGAGGTGTTGAGGTCCCTATAAACTGGGACTTTCGCACCTCTATTAAGTTTACTGAGTTACTGGCAGACCACGATTTATCCAAAATTGAGCTAATCAAAAAGGGCGTGCGTCTTTACTATGGATTATGGGCTGATACACATAGCTTTGTAGAAGGAGAACTTGAAGAAGCTATCGAAAAGATGATTGAGTTTTATTCATACAGTTTAGCGCCTGTAAATAGTAAAAATAAATCATCGAAAAAGCAATCGTATTCATTTACTTATGATGCCGAGTATGTTTACGCAGCCTTTTGGGAACAGTACAAGATTGATTTATCTGTCGTTGAAATGCATTGGTGGAACTTCAAGGCCCTATTTAATGGGCTTAGCGAGACCACACAGTTCGGAAAGATTATTGGTTATAGGACAATGGATATATCGAGACTTAGTGACGAGGAGAAGAAGTTTTATCGCGAGATGAAATCGCTATATAAACTACCTACACATGAGTCTGAAATCGATGAAGCGCTTAGCAATGAACTTGCAGAGGCACTTGAAAATGGCGGTGATATTGATGCAATCCTGTCAAAAAAATATGATTAAAGTCAAATGCAGTGTATGTGGGCAGACACTGTGTAAGGCTAATTTAATGGACGGCGAAGTCGAAATAAAATGCCCACGATGTAAAAGAATAACATTGATTGAAAGCAAGATAAAGAGCAGAGAGAGCACAGATAAGTAGCTGAGTCAACCTGTCTTGATGATATAAGGCAGGTGATTATATGGCAGATGGTAAGGTTACTATAGAAACCATATTGGATTCCAGAGAATTTAATAAAGCTGTAAGAGAGCTATCTGGCACGACAAAAAAAGGGCTTAAAGTTGTCACTGAAGCTGTTGCAAGTACCGCAACTGCTTTGGGAGGATTAGGGCTTCTTGCCATTAAACAGGGCATTGCTTTTGAAAGTGCATTTGCTGGTGTTAAAAAGACTGTGGATGCAACGGACAAAGAGCTTGCTGAATTTGAGCAAGGCATACGGGATATGGCAAAATCTATGCCTCAGTCAGCGACTGCTATTGCGTCAGTCGCAGAGGCAGCAGGTCAGCTGGGCATCAAAAATGAGAACTTATTGCAATTTACGAAAACAATGGTAATGCTCGGAGATGCGACAAACATGACGTCTGACGAGGCAGCTACTGCTCTTGCTAGATTTGCCAACATAACTGGCATGAGTCAAGATAACTTTGATAAGCTTGGTTCTACCATCGTAGCGCTTGGAAATAATCTTGCTACAACCGAGTCAGAAATTGTGGACATGGCGATGAGAATCGCAGGTGCGGGTCACCAAGTAGGGCTTACTGAAGCTCAAATCATGGCATTCTCCGGAGCGTTATCATCTGTCGGAATAGAAGCTGAAGCGGGTGGAACAGCCTTTTCCAACTTGATTTCGAAGATGAATCTTGCAACACAAAAGGGTGGCGAACAGTTAGAACAATTTGCTTCTGTTGCAGGCATGAGTGCTGACGAATTTAAAAAAGCATTTGAAGAGGATGCAGCGAGTGCAATTATAAGTTTTATTAAAGGACTCGACAACATAAACAAAAATGGGGGGTCTGCAATTAAGACACTCGATGAGATAGGGCTATCTGATATACGTATGCGAGATGCACTATTAAGAGCATCAGGTGCAAGCGATGTATTTAGTAAAGCGCTGTCGATAGGCACAAAAGCCTGGAGCGAAAATACCGCGCTCACACACGAAGCAGAAGAGCGATATAAGACTCTTGAATCAAGGTTAGGAATATTCAAGAACACCATCACAGACATAGGTATATCACTTTACAAGTCAGTAGATACCCCTTTGGGCGATATTGTAACTTCGGCAACAGACGCAGCAAACGGATTGTCTAAAGCATTTGAGCAGGACGGTATTCAAGGGCTTGCAAAGGCAATAGGAGATGTATTAGCTGATGCGGCAACTGCTGCAGCAAAACACGCTCCAGAATTAATTTCTGCCGGGGCTAAAACTGTTAAAGCTTTTGTAGATGGATTATATGCTCACCGAGACGAAATTGTTTCTGCTGCAGGTGATATGGCAATGGCGCTTGCTAGTGGTATCGCCGATATGCTCCCTAAAGGTCTAGGAAACACAATTAAAAACCTCACAGAGGTGACTATTTCTATTGCTAAACCTCTACTAAAGATGGCTGATGGGTTACTTAGAGTTGCATCCGCTGGATCTAGCCTAGCTCCAATACTTGTTGGTTTAATCGGGGCGTTCAAAATACACTCAAAGCTCACACCAATCATACGACTATATAAAGAGTTTGTCGTTGCACAAAAGGCACTAGGTACGGCTATGGCAGTATCGATGGTCAGCGAAAAAGGAGCTACTGCTGCGCGAATCGCAAACAATGCTGTTACAACATTTTCTGCAGCTAAGGCAAAGGCGCTAGCAGCTGCAGAAACACGAAATGCATTAGCAACCGCAGGCGGAACTACAGCAACAATAGCAAATACTATGGCTGTACAGGCTCAGGGAGTTGCAGCAGGTATTGCTGCAGTTGCTACAAAGGGACTTAGCGCAGCGATGTCATTTTTGGGCGGACCAATGGGGCTCATAATAACTGCGGTCGGAGCGTTAGCTGGTGCATTTTTACTGTTATCAAAAAAAGAAGAGAGCGAAGCAGAAAAGTCAAGAAAAGCCATAGAGGAAAAGAAGAAGAAAATCTATGAGCTTCGAGACGCATATAAGGAATCAATTAAGACAGCTGAGGAGCAACTCGAAAAAGACTTAATCCAAATCAATAACACGAAAAAACTTGCTCAAGAACTCGGAACAATAGTTGACGCTAACGGTAGAGTAAAAGATGGCTATCAGGACCGTGCAAACTTTATTGTTGGTCAGTTAAAGGAAGCAACTGGGCTTGAAATACAGATGGTAGATGGAGAGATACAGAAGTATGACGAAATCAAAGGGCAAATTGATAGCTATATAGAGAAAAAGAAAGCTGAAATCATAATTAAGTCGAATGAAGAAGGTTATAAAAAAGCACTAGAGTTACAGCAAAAAGAAGTAGATATGTATGTTCAGCAGAAGAAAGAGCTGGATGAGATTGTACAGAAGCGTAAAGAGGCTGAAAAGCAAACCAAAGGCTTGACAGGACGTAAATTAGAAGAAGCCAAAGGGGCGGTAAGTCAGTACAAAGAACTTGAAAAAAATAAACGTAAGGAAATTTCAAAGACTGAAAACTCCTTAAGAGATTCCCTTGAAACGCGAAAAGCATATGAAAAAATGTATGCTGATTTTGAAGCGGGGAATTATTCTGCAATAACTATGGTTGCAGAGGACCACGCTAAAAAAATGTCCGAAATTGAGGGCATGAAAAAGGAAGACCTTAAAACCACTATCAAAGACAAAGAAGATAGTCTGGCTTACCTCAAAGAATTACAAAAAGACTTTAATACGCAAGAAGTTCAGGACGCAATAGATGCATCCGAACAAGAACTTCAGCTTGCTCGAGATAAGTATAAAAGCATGGAAAGCGAGACTAAGAGTGGTGGAGATAAGGTTGCGAAGGCCTCGGGCGATGCAGTCATGACTGCGTTTAATGCTGCAGTTAATGCGAGAAATTCATGCGACTGGAGTGGCTTGGGTCAAAGCTTTTGTGATGGCATAATTGCTGGCATAAATGCTGGAGCACAAGCTGTCAAGAACGCCGTTGCAAATGTAGTTGCACAGTCTGAAAAAGCTGGACGTAAAAAAGCGAAAACAAATTCTCCGTCCAAGCTATTTAGGGATGGACTTGGTAAGTCGTTTCCTGAGGGCATGGCAGTTGGAGTAAGCAGGAACGCACATCTCCTTGATAGGGCCATCGAGGAGAGCATAGAGCATGCACTTAGAGCTGGAAGCAAAGTAAGTACTGGAATAGATAATGCGATAGGTGGCATTGATGTAGATGTTAATTTTGCAAAAATCAATACTGCTATAAGTAATCAAAAGAGCATTGTTCCTAAGGCTATCTATGGAAGTTCCAATGTCGGAGGTATGCAAGTGCCAGGTGCAACAAAAATTGAGCAAACAATAATATTCGAAGATAAAATACAGTCTCCAGCAGACATAGCAAGAGCTATACGTAAAGAGGCTGTTATTTTAGGTTTAGGAGGACATTAGTGGGCAAGAAATTTGAGCTATTTGAACTAAACGTAATACGGTCAGACGGGTTAAGACACACGTTAGGAAAAGAAGATTGGGGAGTAGAATCATTGACAGGGGTCGACTTCCCTGAAATTGAGATTTTTAGTGAGCCCAGGGGTTACGGAAACGGTGATATTGTAACGGGCAAACGCAAGAAATCAAGACTAATTACATTCATGGCATCCTTCAGAGCTAGTGATGATAAATATGAATCGGAACGCAGAAATGTACTCGGATTTTACAATTCGAATTACACATATCAACTTGAGGTTACATATCTAGGCAATACGCTCTTAGCAAAAGAATGCGAGCTGGTAGCTGCCAATTATCCAAGCACAAATATATATGATAGTCCTGACTTGTCAATTAGTCTTATGTCGCCTTACCCAGATCTATTCGCAGATAACAAAGAAACGACAAGCTTTAGCTCCGTGACCCCTATGTGGCACTGGACAAGATATTATGCTCCAGGAGGTGGCAAGCTTGCTTTTGGCGAGATAACTAAAACGGATACAAAGGTAATCAATTACCTCGGAAGTGAACCGGCTCCGATCGTTATCACAATAAAATCAACAGGCTATGTTCCTGGTATCGACATCGAGATGGGTGACCTTAAGACTAGCGTGAAAACAGCCTTAAATGCGTCTGATGTCCTCGTTATAGATTGCGACAAGCGAACGGTCAAAAAGAATGGTAAAGACGTGCCATACAGCGATTTTGACGCTAGAGACCTCATGCAGATGGTGCTTGGATATGGTGACAATCAAATAAAAATATCCAAAGATGGCAATACAGCATTTACTGCAGAAGTAAGCTTCGTAGGAAGATACGGAGGTGTGTAAATGATCAAGTGTCTAAACAAATTCGGCGAAGAGGTCAAGATGATTGATTTCGTCGAATTGCAATGGAGTAGGAAATATTTTGAGTGCGGGTCATTTGTGCTATACATGGCAGCAAATGACTATGACCCAGATGTCAAGTACATCCAATGTATTGGGCGCCCTGAAACTGCGATGGTTCAAAAGGTTGTGTATGAGGAGAAAAATAACGGTGAATTTGTCACTTTGTCAGGCTTTTTTATCGACAAAGTACTTGATTGGAGCGCTTATACGATACCGATTTCGACAATGACATTTAAGAGTAAGGCAGAAGTTGAAACGCAATTAAAACAATGGTTACTTGAAACTGTGAGTGACAAGTACGCTCAGCCTGGAGGGGGAACGGTAAACGGTGCAAAGCTAAGCACAGATAGTGACGTACCAAGCGAGTTGTCTATAAGTGCAGAACTTGGTGAAAGTACAGGCTCTGCTATGCGAAAAGCTTTAAAGTCTGCAGGGTACACACTCATTTGCAGGCCGATTTTCTCGGCAAAGGAAGAATCAGGCAAACCACTTCTAGGCATTGAATTGCACATTCAAAAGGGACGCGATTTGCGCGATGATGTGTTCTTTGGCGAGGCTTGGGGCAACATCTCGAAATGTGAATATGCATATGACGAAAGCGGGATATACAGTGGCTTTTTAGCGAGCCAGGAAATACCAGACGATTTTAAGACGTCAAACGAGGTACACAGCTTTTGGAAGGACGGTAAGAAGGTCAGGGCAATACACGAATACGTACAGTTTGATGACAACGTACCTAGTAATCTTGGGCACTGTATTCCGCTCAAAGTTTTTAGTGCAAGCATAAGCGGAGTCGAGATCAAGAGCGAAAACGAGGCGCTAATAAGGTCAAAAATGAGGGATGCAGCAAAGCTAGAGATGTTAAACAATTACAAGCAAGAGACTATCTCAGTAGATGTATTGCAGCATCGTTTTTACTACCTCAAAGACTACGACCTGGGCGATATTTGCACTATAAATATTGACTCAATACAAAAAGAATTTACCTCGAGGCTCGTTGAGGTTAGAGAGGTTCATTCAAAGAACACAGTGAAAGTCGAGCTTGTCTTTGGAACTCCAAACAGGCAAACATATAGAAAGGTGGATGTATAATGGCAAAAAGTTTTCCATTTGAATCAAAAAGAATAGTGGGCAATGAATGGGATAGAGCAATCACAGCCCAGGATGAGAGAGATTTCAACAAGATGTGCTGGGGAAACGGTGTGTTTATTAACCCAATTGATGGGCTAATGGTCACGGCACACGGAGGCATGACCGTTAATGTGAAACCAGGAGGCGCAATCATCGAGGGAGCAATCTTTAAAGAGAGCAATAACAGACAAATCACATTGTCTCCAGCATCGAGCCTTCCTCGTATAGATCGTATCGTTTTGAGGTTCGATACTGCAGAGGATAGACGAGATATAGACATCTATTTAAAAGAGGGTGTTGCAGCAACGAATCCTGTTGCCCAGGATCTCATCCGCGAGTCAAATTATTACGAGCTAGCAATAGCTGATGTCTACATTCCAGCGCGTACAACCTCGATTGAATCCGTCAATATATCTGATACAAGGATGGACTCGAGTCTCTGTGGTTGGGTAGTTCCAGCTGTAGAGTATCGCGGACTATTCGACAACCTGTGGCTCCAGCTACGTGATAGTTTTGGTACAGTTAACTCAGCACTATCTGGGACACTTGCCCAGGATCTCAAGCAAGAAATTAAAGTCACAGATGAAAAGTACGCAGACCAGATAAAGCGAGTTAGAGACGACATGGGTGACGCAAGCGCGTTAAAAACCAGCGCAAGAAATCTCGCAGATGCAATCAATGAACTATATAACGGAGGTGGAAGAGCTCAAGATTATGTCATAGAGCAGGGCGAAGTCGACGGATGGCAGTACACAAAATGGAAGAGGGGTAGGCTTGAACTGATTAAGACAGCCGATTCGGACTCTAGATCAGGATGGACTGCTGGAGCCTGGAATAACATGATTTTTAACAGAAAAACGTTTACATTCCCATCGTCTTGTCGATTTATTGCAAAGCCAACGGTAATGGCGTCAGCACAAATTGGCAACGGTTATTCGTTCGCTGCTCAAACAATCAATACGCAAAATACAACGATGTTGACGGTAGCTGCGAGTCAGAGCTCAGCATCTGCAGATATTTTAAACTTACAGATTTATGCGATAGGTAAGTGGAAATAGGAGGGCGTATGGAAAGAGCAATTATAATCGCGGTTTTCGCAAGCACGGGACTATGGAGTTTTATAAGCATGATTGTGCAGAGATACATGGAGCGTAAGAGCGACTATGCGATGATGATGCGTGGATTGGGCCACGACAGAATCTGCTATCTGGGAGAGTACTATATTAAAAGGGGATGTATCACTCGAGACGAGTATGAAAACCTTATTGACTACTTATACATCCCTTATAAAAGGCTAGGTGGAAATGGCACGGCAGAAAAGGTCGTAAATGAAGTAAAGCAATTGCCGTTGAAGGATAATTGTAATGTTTAAATCGTTGGTTAATCGGCAGCACTTAGCTGCCTTTTTTATTCATTTTAGGAGGTAAAAGAATGAAGAAAAGAATGAAGAACAGAAATTGGAAAGATTGGGGAAAAAAAGCGGGCATTAGAGCAGTTAAGACAATGGCAGAGGCTGCACTTGGTGTTATAGGCACTGCAACCTTTACAGGCGAAGTTCGTTGGGGGCAAGTAATAAGTGCAGCAGTATTGGCTGGAATCATAACACTACTTGTAAATGCCAAAGGTATGCCAGAGCTCGATGAGGAAGTTAAGGACTTCAAGGACTTGGAGGGCTAATATGTTACACGGAATTGATATTTCAGGATGGCAAGAGGGTATACAGCTAGCAAATGTACCCGCTGATTTTGTAATAATCAAAGGAACAGGCGGTGCCGGATATGTATCTGCAG